AATCGGTAGTTCTACACAATTCAAATGTCTAGATAAGTTATGGACTAAAGAAAGTAATTGGAATCCTAAAAGTCGATTAGGCTCTCACTATGGTATTCCACAAGGTAGATCGATTTACTTAAAGACAGCCAATCCTTATGAGCAGATCGATTGGGGCTTGAAGTATCTGTCTAATCGCTATCCTAAAGACTACGCTTGTGAAGCGTTAGCGTTTATGAATGCGAAAGGATATTCGTGAGCAGATCAGCTCTTAGACACAATGGATCAACAACACTCTGGCGCAAGATCCGCCAGCGCGTACTTGATCGCGATTGTTGGACTTGCCAGTATTAAAAAAGCCCCTATTAGGGCTTCTAGGGCTTCTACGGGCTAAGTTACATTTCATACAGGAAGCGACAAGGTTCCAGTCCTCGTCACCACCGCCAAGACTTCTAGCAATTACATGATCAACGGAATCCGCTTCTAGTCCACAGTATTGGCAAGTGTAGTAATCGCGATCAAGTACGCGCTGTCTTATCTTGCGCCAGAGAGTAGTTGAGCCATTATGTCTGAGAGCTGATCTGCTCACGAATATCCTTTCGCCTTTAAGTGCGCTAACGCTTCACAAGCGTAGTCCTTAGGATAGCGATGAGACAGATACTTCAAGCCCCAATCGATTTGTTGATAGGGATTAGCTGTCTTTAGATAGATCGATCTACCTTGTGGTATTCCATAATGAGAACCGAGTTTAGATTTAGGGTTCCAATTAGATTCTTTAGTCCATAACTTATCTAAACACTTGAATTGTTTAGAACTACCGATTTTCCATTTAGCATAATCTTTATATACATCAACCAACGAAAGAGAACTACAAAAGACGATTGTAGAAATCAGAAATCGGCTTGTCAAGGATCTCACAGCTTCTCCGTACTGAACGGCGTGTCGAGTCCGGCGCATACTAGACACGCGACTCCTACGATGATCCATGATCCACAGATACACCGTGAGATTCCGGCTTCTTTGTGCGACTTGGCTTGTCTCAGTTGTTTGATTGAATAGACTTCACAGCTTAGACATTGGACAAATACCAAGCCCTGCGGCAACGACCCGAATGGATCGCTCGCCTTATGCTCGACTCTGACTTTACAGTTTAGACAATCAAAGAGAAGTGTCTCCATAGTTGGAACTCCTAAGATTCTCGATCGGTTGAAGGTCGTTCTGTGGTATCCAGTAAGAGCCATCGCCTCGAAGGTACTTCTCACGCTTAGCCATCGCGATCGGTATCCACCCGGCGAGAACATAATTCGGAGCTTTGTTGACAACCAAGATCGCGACATCTTGCGGACGATCTGATCCGTTGAGAATTAAGTGTCCGTCTTGCCAGAGAGTCCACTTAACTTCTATCTGAGATCCGACATCTGCTTCGCGCTTGAATGTATCGATCGTCGGTTTGAAGTCCGGGATCGTAAAGTATCGAGCGACAGCGATCTCGGCTCCGATTGACTGTGACATCTGGATCACATATTCAAAGAGAGACAAGCCCCTATCTTTTCGGCTCTCGTGATCTGGCGAAAAGTCCAGCCGCCCGATCCTTTTGTAAGCTGTGGAAAGACAGAGCCATTCCTCGTCTCTGGAGATTGGGATTTTGATCAATCGACGACTCGGCACTTGGCACAGACGAACACTTGATCCGAGATGATTCCGCCATTGACTAGCTGTGGCTTGTCACAGCCGTCACAGTTGAGCCAGTCCGACTCAATAATTCCATCATCTGAAAACTTCAACGCGCTTCGATCTGGAAAAAACATCTCTAGATCACCCATCGATTGTCACCATCATCGTACAGAAATGACCGTCATCGTTGATCCAGTAAATTGTATAGTAATCGCCTTTTCTGCCGTTACCTGTTACCTCAATTCGAGCAATCGAATCGTGATCTATTCCATGAGGATCAAGGTATTTGTGTAGTAAATCTTTATGATTAGAACTTCCCATAATTACGAATCCCATTACTGATTATCCCATTTAGCGGCACATTGAGCGTCCCGATTCTTTTCGGGACAAGTCCAGCCAGAGTAAGGTTGACCAGTCTTGGAGCTGATTCCCTTCTTGCGAGTCATTCGACCGTGAGCACACACGGGCTCATCGGCAATAATCTCACCGCCAAGCTTCGTCGTGATCTCTGTCATAGCTTGATCTACATTCCAAAGATTGTCGTTCGGTGTAGTTTGACCAGCCTTGACCCGTTCGACCTTTTCGGCTTCCTCGCGAGAGATGGAATGCTTCTCGGTTCCAATCCCGGCATTCTTACACGCAATCCCAATCGCCGAAGTCTCACAGTTTTCAAGTGCGAAATCCCGGTTCACTCCACGCTCTGAGATTACTTCGTTCGCGTGACCTGTAACGAATGGATCCGAGTCGGCTTCGGTTCGCCATAATTCGGCTCTAACGATGAACCTTGTGTGAGTGGCTTCAACGATCGAAGTGACGATCTTTCCATCTGGATACTTAATCCAGAACATCTTGATTCTCTCGGCAACTGTGGTGTATTCGGACAGATTAAACATTTAGGCTCCCTTGAATTGGCTGAATGGATTTGACTTGATCCCATATTGTAAAAGTGCCGTCGTAGCTGACGAGATACGCGCAAGCTGTACACAGATGGCGATCGACATTCGATCCCTTGCGTGTCTTTTCAATCGTCCACTCGGCTTGTGTCTTTGACTTTTCTTTCCATTGACCGTACTTGTCTTTGCCGTGTGCGGCTTTACAGTAATCGCACCAGACTCCAGGAGTCGCCTTGCGAATCACTTGACAGCTCTGAGAAGGTTTGTGGACTTGCCCCGTGAGTAGCCTTCTGCTCGTCCGGTGTTGTAACCCTTAGACCAAGCCAGAACAGCGACTCCGAGTGTGATTCCGATGTAGATAAGTACCATAATTGCGAACGCGATATTCCCTGACATTCTTGCTCCCTTGATCCGTTGTCGTCGGATCTGTTTTAAGTGTCCGCCTTAATCCTCTAGCTTGTCAACGATCCCGGTGTGTCTCGGCGTGTCGATACCAAAAGATAGGATTTGATAAAGATAATCCACGCGATTCTCGATCCGATTGATTTGATCCTTCATTGACGCTCCACCGTTAGGCGAGAGCTCTGACATTACAGATCGGACGATGACTTTCGTTGACGCATAGACGGCGGCAAGAACCGAGATTATCAGTCCAACAACCGCCGTCCATTCGCCGATTGACATTACTTTTTGACGATTCCGAATGTCGCGTCGTTCGGATTACAGAATCGAATCAATACCGGAACGATTCCGGCGACAAGTCCCATCGCAATATCTTTCGGGTTTGTGTTGCCTGTCATATAGACAGCCAATCCACCGGCGAGAGAGCTGCGAAGCCAAGAGACTAGAAGTTCTTTGACCTTGATCATTTTTTCTCCTTAACTTTCGCAACCTTTGGCGGAATAAGTGGAAAGTCCAATTCCGACGGTGCGAAATTTGGTCTCCCGAATCCGACGATTGATCCGCCGGTTGTGTATTGCCGCTGTTTAATCATTACTTGTCCACCGTTGCGCTGAGATGATTTCGCGTCTCCGGTGTTGCCTTCGACGGTCGTGATCCAGCCGTCTCCATCTTTGTCGGCTTTGATAACGATTCCGATGTGTGAGATCCGATCGACTTTATCGTCCGGGAAATCAAAGAACGCTAGATCCCCGCGCTTGGGTGTGTCATGCCATCGACCTTTAACTTTGAACACTTTAGATCCGGCAAGGGTTGAGACCACATTGGGGATCTTGACTCCGGCTTCATTAGCGCACCACATCACGAAAGAACCGCACCACGGCAAGCCATCGGCTCCGGTGTGTTTTCCGTACTTAGTCAGATTTTCGCCCTGCTCGACATAGCCAACCTCTGCGAGTGCGACTTCGATCAAGCGTTGAGCTGTGTTATTCGTAAAGGTTGACATCGTGATCCGCATTGGCGCAAGTCCATCGATAAGTCGTGACATTTAAGATCCGCTCATCGTGACACTCTGGATCTGGCGCGTGGAATGCGTCGGCTGTTGCGTCGTAAATCATTCCTGCTCCAGCGTAGTTGTAGCGAATGCGATTGTTGTAGCTTGTGCGAACCCAAGTCTCGCCAGTTTCGGCAAGCATTCGATCGCTAAACGTTTCCTCGTCTGAATCCATCGTGACGATGACTTGTGTAACGATTCCGTTTTCCACTTTTGCGTGATGTGCCATTAGAAGGTAATCGTTCCTGCGCTTGACGCTGTAATTTGATACACGCGATAACCGCTTCGACTTGGCTCGGTGTAAGTTAAATTGGTAAGTGTTGCCGCCGCGAAAGTGTCTGGATAAGCGATGATAACAATACCCGAGCCTCCCGCCGCCCCGTTGCCGCCAAAATCACCAGAAGCACCGCCACCGCCGCCGGTGTTTGTTCCACCTGCCGTTGGCGGAGTTCCGGTGTTATTAGAACCATCGCCGCCACCGCCAGTTCCGCCTAAGCCTTTAGTTCCAGTAGTTAGCCGAACCGAACCGCCGCCGCCACCTGCTCGCGTAGTTGCCGTTCCATTTATGCTAGAGCTTGTACCGTTGCCACCATTACCGCCGGCGG